CATATACTTTCATCAATTCCTTTATTTCCTCTGGATATTCCCTAATTACCATGCCTTTTTCTCCTATGAGTAATCATATACTCTGCTTCAACTTCATCGTAGCGTCCTAAGTGATACATTTTTTCTGCATAATCGCTTATTTCACCCACATTGTACTTGGTAATTCCAGCCTTGTCAATTACTTTCTTTGCGTCTTCACAAGCACTTTGCAAGTATTCTCCATAGTTTTCTTTAGCAATCTCTCCATGTCGTTTTTTGAAGTTCTCCGCCTGTTTCATATGCCACATCTCATGAAACTCAATGTCGCCTTGAGCTTCGACAATTTTGCTGTCTGTAATCTGCGGAATGTAGAAAACGGTATTTTGCATGGCATCATATTTTCCATAAGCCGTAGGCATTTCATCTGGCGAAACTACAACAATTTTAGGCTTTCTCTCTAATGGAATTTTCCATTCCTTCAAAGCATCCTCTGTTCTTCGGTTCAATGTATGTAACGCACGCGGTTTTATTTCTGCTTGATCAGAAACATACACTTCACCTGAGTAGGTTTCAACCCTCTTAATATCTATTTTCTGTTCTGGCTTAATAAATATCGTCGATGGCTCGCCTCTGGTAACAGGTCTGTATGCTTGATCGTCCCATTCCTCTGCCTTTTCGCTGTATCTTTCTTTGTTTTCTTGATCCAGCGAATACTTTGCCAGCCTTTCATACTTCTCTGTCTGCCGCTCAGAAAATTGTTGATATGCTTCCTTCTGGTTCTGTTCTGCCAGATCGTTCAACTCTTTCTTCGAGAATTTTCCGTTTGGTGGTGTGCTGATGCCCTCAAAGTACGTTGTGTGTGAATCGCGGCACCGAGGATGATACAGCCCCGCCTCGATAGCGCTGCTGATCAGCGGATACTTCTTACCCGTCACAGGAGATATTCCATCTTTAGAACCTCCGGACCAGACATCATCAATCATTACTTTTCCGACAAAGGGCAGGCATTTCGGACACGGATTATCACCGCGCTTGTTGATGATCACAGTGGAAATCCCCCACTCCTGACGCTTCACGCCTTCGCCCTGTAGGTAAGCTCGCTTGCTGGCGGTGCGGATCGCCATGTCTGCATAGTCTGCTAACGTGTGGCGCGATCCGTTTTTATACTCGATGCAGTTAAGTCCTGCGGCCAGAAAGTCTTTCGTTGCCATGTCCACGGCTTTCTCGTAGGTTCCTACGCCTGTATTGGCATATGCTTGCGCATTGTAAATGATCTTTCGATATTGATCCTCTGCCATGCGCAGCACTGCCGTCTCAGCCTTCTGCATATCGCTATGCGTAGCCTTGATTAGTGCCTCAAGCTTGCGATCATTAAGCCGGAAGAACTCAGCCGCCATACCCTCTTCGATTTTCTCAGCCGGAAAGCCATCTTTGATCGCTTGGAAGATCTCTGCTTCCTGATCCATCTGGCCTTCCTCCTCTGCCATGCAGATCAGCTCCTCAATCTTTCGGTTGATAGCATTGAACTGCTTCGGATACTTCTTCTGATTCTGCTTCTTGAACTTCTCAAGAGCCTTGAGCTGTTCAGCCTGCCACATACTCCATTCTCTGCCTTCTTTTTCTTCCTGTGCCTTGTGGCGGCTGATATTGCGCATCATGGAAGCGATGATTTCATTTTCAATTGCCGCGAACGCTTCACCAATGTCGTACTCATCGTTTATCTTCATGTGTTATCTTCCGTTTGAGTGAACTTTAAAGCCTTGCGCCTTAAATTTTCTTATCAATGATTTCAGTTGAGTGATGCTCTCACATTTATCGCATCTAAGCTCTGCATAATCTTTCTTTTCAATTGCGTAGACTCCTATCGGCACCTGCTCGCTTGCTATTTTAAGTAACCCCTCGAACTCCTTCTTACTCATCTGGTACGTTCTTTTTCCCACCAACACTTGCATTTTCTCTTCCCTCCAAATCTATTGAAAAGGAGTCAACTTCTGTGCTGACTCCCGGCTCATCCAGCTCTATGATACCCTGCTCGGCCTTGATCCTAGCAACCTCTTCCTGCTTTTCCTCATCCGTCCAGGTATCTCCATACAGCTGGTCTACCGAGGTTTCAACGCTCATGACTCCGTACTGCTTCGCCTTGCCGACGGTATCTACCGTAGTTCCAAAGTCTGGGGAAGCATACTCACCAAACTTCACGGCTACCTTGTAGCTTTGCGGAGATCTGCAACAGATCAAATCATTGCATTGCAGGATCGTTTCGAAGAGCACCGGAAGTACCTCATTGAGCGCATCCACAAGCTTTCCACGCACATGCAGCGTGACTTTTTCTTTTTCTCTCTGGCTCTCTGCATTCTCAGTCTTTTTAAGATCAATTCCGAGAGTTGACGGAGATATGATACCTTGCAGCACCATATCGAGAAAGCTCGCGTAACTACTTACGTATGCGTCATAGGAGATCTGCGGCTGTGAAATCTCAACCTGATGATTGGCTCGCTCTGACATATCGGCATTTATTGCGATAAAATCATTGTCGAACGGGTTAGCTGGAAGCAACTTCCCCGACTCTGGATCTCGCGGAATCAAATTATCTGGAATGTATCTCTTGATACGTCCCATACGGATCGCGTCCACCCACTGGCTTATAATCTCGTCTAAGCCGTCCAACACATCAGTTTTAGTATCGAAAAGCGCCTTGCCTCTGCCTTTGTATTTTGTGGAATTGAAGAATTTAAGTGGCACCCCAAGCATAACGTCGCCCTCAATACCGATGTCTACCAGATGAGCCGTCTCTGGTAACTGCGTCAGTGGCACCTCTTTTCCACCCTCATCGTAGAGCTTATATTTTA